AGGCAGCGGCAATGTCTGAAATAAACGCCAAAGCAAGTGAGAATGCCGCAAAAGCCAGTGAAACAGCGGCAAAAACATCCGAAACCAATGCCAAGGCGTCCGAGACAGCGGCAGCGAAGTCAGCTACGGCGGCAGAGGTATCCGAAAGCAACGCAAAAGTCAGTGAGACATCCGCCAGTGAATCATCCGCCACAGCCACGGAGAAAGCATCATCCGCCAGTCAGTCAGCTGATACAGCAACCGAAAAAGCAGATATTGCAACTCAAAAGGCTGCGGAGATCATCGGTAAGGCGGAATCTGCAGCAGATAGTGCAACTAAAGCACAGAGTTATGCCGTTGGTGGTACCGGGAGCAGAGAGGGCGAGGATTCTGACAATGCGAAGTATTATTTTGAACAGGTAAAAGATGTGTCTGAAGCTATTAAGGGCGGATTGCAGCCGAGAGGAACAGTTGCATTTGCAGATCTTCCGGCACTTGCGGATGTCAATGCCGGATGGATGTACAATATTTCAGATGAATTTACAACCACCGCAGATTTTAAAGAGGGAGCGGGCAGCACAGTTCCGGCGGGAGCAAACATTTACAAAACATCAGATGATAAATGGGATGTGCTTGCCGGAACTCCAGTTACCGGAATCAAAGGTGTAAATGAAGATTCTTTCCGCAGGGGCAATGTAGAACTCACAGCAGAAAACGTCGGTGCAGTACCAACCGGCGGAGATACAGCAGAGAATACAGCAACTTTTACGAGTAGTGATGTGGCAGACGGATCAGCGTCAGCGTGGACGACTGTATCAAAATTATCAAGCGGCGAAAAACACTCTTCAATTTTTGCAAAGGTGTCACAGATGTTCAAGAATGTGCGGTATCTCTATAAAATGCTTGGAACGACAGACATTTCTAAGATTGGGAATGGTACTTGTACCGGGGCGATATCATCGTTAAACAGCGGTTTAGCAAATAAGTATTTTATTAAAATAATGAAAAGCGACTGGTCTGGAATTATGGGTTCGCTTATGCCAATGTTTAATATTAATAATGATAATATGATAGATCTCATTGCACACAACGAGCAGAATGATACTTATCCTGGCGTACGAGTTGCCCGTGCTAGTGCAGATTATGATGGTAATAACATTCCAGACACATATTTAAAAAAGTCAGATGCCAAAAATAATGTATCTGCCTTATCCAATACTGCAACAAATTATAATGACCAAACTCCTGTCGTGCAGTATTTCACTGTCCCGGATGATGGGTATTATCTTATTACAGGTCTTGTCACTTTCAGTTCAAACGCAAATGGGTTTCGTGAAGTTTTTATAACAAATACAACATCTAACTATGTCATGGGACGAGTCAGAGTTCCTGCGGTATCCGGCGGTGCATCAACTTTACAGGTAACGAGTGGTGGCACTTTCGGACCGGGACAGACTGGTACACTCAGTACTTATCAGAACTCAGGTTCAAATCTTAATGTGCAGGAATGGTTAAGTATGGTAAAGATCGCGCCTAAACTGTAAAATTTAAGGATTTTTAACTTCTGTTTTACGAATAAAGCGGACAACTTGGCACAAAAGAAAACTTGTGCAGAAATATAATAAAATCAAGAGCCTAAGAGCCGATTACATGACCATGTGTTGTGTAGCCGGCTCTTTTGCATAAAGCCTGCGGGCAGAAAGGAAAATTATGCACTTAAAATTCATCACAGATAACTGGCAGATGCATAATTTTCAACCAGTAATTAATTTTTTAACAAAATTTAAACTAATCAATCGACATTCTGCGACAATAAGAAATTTACCTGTCGAAACTTGCGACCGAAAGAAATTGAATGTTTGCGGGAAAATTTGTAAAATAAAATTGTCCGATAAGGGCACTTCAAGTTCTGGCTGAGGGGCGGGATAAGGCGTTTTCTTGTCCCTCAACTACAAACGAGTTTGTAATTTGTAGCAATTTGTCAAATGGGGTTGACGTTATCGAACATAAGTTCTATAATTTGTGTATCGCTATCGGAAGTGCGGAATGATTGGAGGAAATCAATATGGGGGAAAAAGAGTGCAATGAAGCCAAAGCGTTTTACAAACAAAAAATAACTGAAATGGTCGCGAATTGCGACAATGAAAAATGGTTAAGAATTATATATGTATTTGTTAAAAATTTATTAGAATAGAAAGAAAGCCAAGGGTTTGCGCATTGCCCTTGGCTTTTTCTTATTTGTTTTCTGAAATAGAATCAATAAAATCTTCTAGGTATTTCCAACCGGTATCATCAAGTTTTGATAATGCAGTTACAAGTCTTCTTTTAAAATCACTATTTTCTTTCTTTAGCACATCTGAAAGCAATCTTGTAATTTGTTCATCTTTAGTTTCCGGAACAAACATTTCACCGTTTCCAGTTAGGAACCATTCTTCATTTACGCTTTTACCATTCCAATTTTGTAAGCAAACAATTTTTGAAATTTTGTCGGTAACAGGTCTATCCCCTTTTTCTATTTGAGATAAATAAGTTTGCGCAACTTCAATTCTTTCTCCAAAATCTTTTTGGTTCATTCCTAATGATATTCTTAAAGATTTTAAGCGTTCGTTTACTGCACTCAAGTCTTCACCACCTTTCTGCAATAATATTATCACAAAAATATCACAAAAGCAATAATTTGTTATTGACTTTATATTTCTATTGCGTTATTATAATATTGCAAAAGAAATGGAAAAGAGGTGAGACGGTGAAAAAAATGACATTTCGGCAAAAGCGTGACTTACTCGATAAGTTTGAGCCATTCATTGTCGGTGGAATCCAACTCGTAAGCGCATTGGCTGGTGCCGCTGTCGGAATAGCTATCTGCTACTTTTTCTAAATGATATGTAGCAGTTGCTGTAATCAAAGCCACAATAAAAGGAATGAGGATATTTCTCAAAAATTCCAAGAAAAGATATTCTTTGTAGAATCTGCCTTTGGATGTAACTATGAAGCTAAAACTCGATCTATCCATAGATGTGTTTACTTTCGTTACATATCCTCTATCCTGTAAATCCAAAAACGCTTGGTATGCATCTTCTCCATCAAATTTACCTATATCGGAAAGTTTGATTGAAAAATTCGTTTTAGATATTTTCTTTAATATTATTCTTTCGATTTTTAGAAGCATGTTAATTCCTCCGTTTTTGAAAATATTATATCACAGAAAGGGATGATACAGTGAGTAAAATCAAGGCTCATGCAGTTGCATTTTTTAATAAGCATTTTGTGAAGTGGAAGTTTTTGCAGAGCATACTTATTATTCCATTTATTAAAGATGGGAAAATGTATTTGCATGTTTCACAAGTATGTGAAGATGGAACGAGAGTGGTAAAAAGAACGTTCCTCATTGAGCATATGGTTGATGATAACTTGGCGGTTACAAGCCAAACGCTCGCAGAGGAAAAGAGAGTGTTTAAAAATCCTACATTATTTTAATCCATGTAGTATATCCGCACTCTTTGCATTCTGGTAGCATTTCGCCTTGCTTTACAGTGACGATTCCAATTTTATTTTCGCCACCGCATTGCATACATACATATGTTCCTTTATCTGCAAACTCATATGTAGCAAATGTTTCAGAATAACCATTATCCATATTATCACCGCCTTTCCTTATTTAATAAGGAAATTATATCACAGGGAGAAAGGAAGTGAATACATGAGCGAACAGGAAAAGAAAGTTGTAGAAAAGTTGAAAGACGCGATTCCCAAAATGAACGATTTTCAGAAAGGATATGTTCTGGGAATGGTCGAGGGTTCAGCAAGCAAGGCAACCAGTGAAGAAACTGGGAACTCAAAAACGAAAGAATAAGAAGAACTGAATATTGAGATAGTTGAGAAATATGTCTAAATTTGCAGATTAAATGTGTTTGTAACACAGGAAATCAGTTGATACAATTAATATGCGACGGCGGCAGGAAATGAGTTACATTATTGCTTTATTTTCCGCATCATCTTTAGTATTTTATTTAATCTCTTTTGTACTTTTTTAAATCCTTTGTATAGGTCGATTGTCATGGATGTTATGGTTAGAATTATGAAGAAGTCGTAACCGGCAACACGCCATGCCAATAATGAGATAAGTATACTAACGATTTTCATGATAACAGTTCCTTTCATGATGGCCGCCGCCGTACATTAATTGTATCAACAAAGCAAAATAGAGACAACCAGTATTTTCCAACTATCAAAGCGGTAGTTGGATTTTTTTTATTGCAAAAATCCGGAAAGGAGAAGAATGAACGAATTAGTACATATTGGAACAAAAGAATTGCCGGTCATTGAGTGGAAAGGACAAAGAGTTATCACCACCGCACAGTTGGCTGATGTGTACGGAGCAACAGATGTGAAAATCAAACAGAACTATAGCAATAATGCAGAACGGTTTAAAGAGGGAGAGCATTATTATTTGCTAAAAGGATCTGACTTAAAGGCTTTTAAGAACATGGTAGAAAATTTCGACCTTGTTGGGAAAAATGCGAATCAGCTTTATCTTTGGACACGTCGAGGTGCAAGCCGTCATTGCAAAATGCTTGGGACTGATAAGGCATGGGAACAGTTTGATGCACTGGAAGAAAATTATTACAACCAGACACAAACAGTTTTTCCAACCGGCGAAGAACTTATGGCACTTGCAGTTATTGAAGCGCACAAGATGCTTGAGCAGAAAGACAAGCAGATACAGGAACTTGAAACCGAAGTTGTTGAAATGAATAACATCATTTTAGAAATGCAACCAAAAGTCAACTATGTGGATTTGATTTTGAACAGTAAATCAACAGTACTGGTAACACAGATCGCACAGGATTATGGAATATCTGCTAAAGCGTTTAATAAGATGCTGAAAGAGTTAGGAGTTCAGCGCAAAGTAGGAAAACAGTGGATTTTATACAGGCAATATCAAGGGCTTGGATATGTTCACAGTAAGACTATTGATATTACAAGGTCGAATGGGCGGTCTGATGTGGTTATGCAGACGGAATGGACGCAAAAAGGAAGATTGTTCCTGTATGAAGAGCTTAAAAAGAATGGGGTTTTACCGTTAATTGAGAGAAAGGATGATGAAGATGCTTAATTTTTACGTCATGGACGGCAAAAAGCTGATCGACTTTAAACCTAAGTGGATTAATTATGCACGAGCATTTGACAGAAAATGTAAAATGGCAGGTCTTTGTGAAAATATGACAATACAGGAGTCTAAAAGTGCTTATCCGGATGATTTCAAGAAGAATCTGTACTTGCTGATAAAACTAAAAGGGAAATCTGATTGCAAGTCGTTAAAGCGTGGAGAGTCGGACTTTGTGACAAAAGAATTTTATATTATTGAAGTGATATGTGCTATGGTGGGGACTTTGACACCAAGAGAATTTATGAATATGTTTCCTATCGAAAAGACATTCGATGGAGAAAAATACCAGTGGAAAGATTACTTCTATACAAGGAATTACATTGAGAAGTTCGGTATGGACAAACTGATAGGAGATAAAGCACCGGAATTTCTTATGGAATATCAGAACTTGGATATTACACATTTTATGGTTTATTGGATGGAAGTTGTAAGTCAGATGAATATTTTACAAGGTGGCAAAGATATCTTGCTTGAGTTCATGGAAGAACAGGGAGTAAAGCCACATACGATGCATTCCGACGGCAATTACATGATCGACGATGAAACAGGAGAAAAGTTTGAAATAAAAAGTCCTAAAAAGAAGATGAAAAAACTTTTTTCTATTACATGAGAGGATGCCTATGAAAAAAATAGCAAAGGTAATTGAATTAGCCGGTGCGTTACTCTTTTTTCTTGGAATCAGCGCAGATGCAACAGTAAATCCGATGGTAGCTATTCCTGTGTTAGGTGGATTATTACTGATCTACATAGGATGCAAAGTGGATGGAGACTGGCAGGAAGCAGAAGAAATAGTCGAGGATCATGTTTTTAAAGATGAAGAAACAGACGATGGAATTATTTATATATGCGACAGCAACGAAGATAAAGAGAAACTTCCTTATTATAAAGAAGTTATGAAAAAGAAAAGGAATCATCCGAACCGACCAAAGCTGAATGATTCCCAATCAAAGCAATAGCATAAGCTATTTGCGCCTATTTTAGCATAAGAAAAGGAGAAATTCAAATATGAGAGCAGAAAACAATAAAGTGGAACTTACAGGAACGATTATCACAGAGCCGGAATTTAACCATGAGGTGTTTGGAGAGGGATTTTATAATATGTACCTCAAAGTGGATAGATTAAGTGGAACGGCTGATATTATCCCATTAATTATTTCAGAGAGATTAATCAATCTGAATGATAAATACACGGGCACTGCCGTTAATGTTTCCGGTGTGTATAGTTCTTATAACAAACATGAGGAAAAGAGAAATCGTCTGTTATTATATGTATTCGTCTGTGAAATTGAAAAAGCGAATCCGGGAGAGCATACAGATTTGAACAAAATCCAGCTTGACGGATATGTATGCAAAGAACCGATTTACAGGAAAACTCCGCTTGGAAGAGAAATTGCAGATTTATTAATCGCAGTCAATCGTTCCTATGGCAAATCAGATTATATTCCGTGTGTTGTCTGGGGCAGAAATGCGGTGTATACATCTGGACTTCCGGTTGGAACGCATTTGAAACTTACCGGACGCATTCAGAGCCGTGGGTATGTAAAGATGTACGAAGATGGGACAGAAGAGCAGAGAACAGCATATGAGGTGTCTGTGAGCAAAATTAATGTATTAGAGGAGGAAAATTAAGATGGCAGAAAATACCGTTACAATTTCCGTTGAGGAATATGCAGATCTGGTTGCATGCAGGACGAAAGTTCATACAGCATGTGCCATTATTGCAAATGAACACCAAAGAGACATTGAGCTGATGGGGAAAAAGGGAACAACTATTAATTCAAAAATTATAGAGTCAGCTCTTGGATATATTGACGATGAAGCATGCTTTGAAGAGGCACTTAAAAAATATAAAGAGTGGAAGGAGAAGGAAAATGAAACTGAAAATTAGATCATTACATATGGAGAATTTCAAGGGAATTAAGAGCCTTGATGTGAATTTCTCCAATAAGACAAGCATCAAAGGACAGAACGCCGCAGGAAAGACAACGGTATTCGATGCGTTTACATGGCTTCTGTTTAACAAGAATAGTGCCGGAGAGGAAAAGTTCAATGTTCGACCACTGGATAAGGACGGCAACCGCATTGATAACGTGGAGATTAAGGTTGTAGCGGTTCTGGATGTAGATGGCAAGGAAATGGAACTTTCAAAGATTCAGAAGCAGAACTGGGTAAAGAAGCGTGGCACCGATACCGTGACTTTGCAGGGAAATGTCAATTCATTTGAAATTGACGGTTATCCAAAGAGTGAAGCTGATTTCAAGGATTATGTTTCCGGTCTGGCACAGAGCGAGGAAATGTTTAAGATGCTGACCAATCCACAGTATTTTTCTTCACTGAAATGGAAATATCAGCGCGATATTCTGATGCGCCTTGCAACGGATGTATCGGATGTTGAACTGGCGCAGACAGATGCTAAGTATGCCCCATTACTCGGCGAATTGGAGAAAGCACCGTCCACGGATGATATTCGTGCAAAATTTCAGAAAGCTCTTACAGAGTGGAAAAAGAAACAGTCAGAGATTCCGGTACGTATTGATGAAGCCGAGAAATCCAAGGTTGATGTTGACGTGGCAGAGCAGGAACTTGCAAAGGTAGATCTGGTAAGAAGAATCGCTGAATGTGACAAGAAAATGGAGAATGCCGGTAGCACGTTAGGCGATTTGAGAAGCAAGGAAATGCAGTTGCAATTTGATATGTCCGGCATTATGCAGGTCATGAATGACGAACTTTCCGCAAAACGTAGAGGTCTTGACAGTGCCAAGGATGATGCAACACGAGAGTTCAATGACTTACATAATCAGATTCAGTCTGCGGAAAATCAGATCAAGGCAAATGAGAAGACAATTTCCGATACAGATGCAGAGCGGAAAAATCTTGGTGTTGAATACAATGCAGAATTTTCCAAGGCATTTGATGAAATGCCATATCTCTTTGACGAATCCAAGTGGAAATTTGATGAATCTACAACGGTTTGTTCCTTATGTGGTCAGAAGTTGCCGCAGGATAAGATTGAGTCTCTTAAGGCTGATTTTGAGCAGAAAAAGGCAGATGCCAAGGCACGTGCCACCAAGCAGTTAGAGGATGCACGCAAAGCATTTGATGATGCAAAGGGCGCAAAACTTAAAGGTCTGATTGACAAGGGCAACGCTTGCAAGGCTGATATTGAGCGACTGACAAAGGAAAACGCCAAGTTGCAGGAAGACATTGTGGCACTCAAAGAGCAGGAATCCAAGGCACTTGCAAAGCAGAATGATTATGCAAAGCAGTTATCCGAGATCCCGGCAGAAGCTGATTATTCGCAGAATGAAGAGTATGTGAAGCTGAAAACAGAGCATGACAAGATTCTTGCTGATATTGCAAAGGTTGAATCCGAGGGCGCAGACAAGGTTGTTACTGATTTAAAAGCCGAGAAAGCCGATCTGCAGAGTCAGCTTGAAGAGGTGAACAAGGTTATTGCGCAGGCGGCTAACAATGTGGCGATTGATGATCGTATCGAAACGCTTCGTGACGAGCAGAAAGAAATCGGGCAGAAAGTTGCCGATCAGGAACAGATGCTTTATCTCTTGGAAGAGTTCATTCGTTTCAAGCTGGATAAGGTTTCAGAATCTATTAACAGCCATTTCAAGACCGTAAATTTCAAACTCTTTGAAATGCAGTTAAATGGCGGTATGAAAGATTGTTGTGAGTGTACTGTGAATGGCGTTCCGTATTCGGCTTTAAACAGTGGCCACAGAATTGTAGCAGGACTCGATATTATCCGCTCATTGAGCGAGTTATACGGTGTGAGCGTGCCAATTTTCGTAGATAACGCAGAATCGCTGAATGAGTTCAATGTGCCGGATATGGATGCGCAGTTAATTCTTTTGAGCGTTTCCGAGGACAAACAGTTGAAAGTAGAGGGTGTGTAAATGAAAGAAGAATTATTGAAAATAGCATCGGAAAGTTTATCTTCGGATGAAGTAAGTGAAATTGTCAAAGAAAAATTTATGAATGCATTGGGAGGAGCAATCGAAGATGCTTTTCGATGGGGAGATGCAAAGAATGCAATTAAGGAAAAGGTAAAAGAAGTCATGGTTCCATACATTGAGAGCTATGATTTTTCAGAGTATCTTCCTAAACTTGATTCTGTTTTAACAGAGATTGTTAATTCGGATTTCTGTATTGGAAATAAAAAGATTCTGGAGAATTTTAAAGACCTTATGATGGAGCCGGAGCAGAAAGAAATCAAACTTACGGATTTGTTCAAGGCATGGATTAAACAATGTGAAAGGGATATTGACACAGACGATTTAGACATTGATTACGATGATGGCGTTTCTTATCAATCCGTGGAATGTGAAATGCGGTTTGAATTGGAAGATAAGCCATCATGGAGTAGCTCACAGAGAGCAGTTATCACATTTGAAAATGAGCATGACAAAAAGTTGAATGTAGAAATTCCTGTGTCAAAGTGGATATGGGATAGTGGAAAAGAAGAACCATATACACTTTCTGCCTATAAGGATTTGACGATTTCGTCACTTAGAAACTTGAGTGAATTTGAGGTGCTGCTCTTGAGATTATCCAGAGCCGGAACGGCTATCGTTATTGATAAGGAATATGATGACAGTTATATTCAACCGGAAAAAGAGCCGGAAGCGGATTTTCACTAAGAAAGCGAGGACACCGAATGTCAAGAATTGGAATCGGAAACAATGCCACACAGCCTGATGCAAGGTGCATGTCGTGCAAGCGTTGGAAGAGTGCAAGCAAGAAAGGGTTCTTTGATTTTGCGGAATCCGGACATTGTTCTCTTCCGTATTGCGAGAAAGACGCGAGAAATAAAGGAAAGAGAGGAAAAATAAATGGCTAATATGATGAGTTTGAACATTAGTGATGAAGTTATTAAAGCGGCAGTTAGAGAAGAAGTAAATGCGGGAATTGTAAAGGCGTTGGGAAATCCGGAAATTGTAGTTCGTGATGCTATTCATGAGATGACGGATAAGTATGTGGACAGCACGGGCGAGTTCGTGAAAAAGGATTCTTGGCGTGCGATGCCATACTTTGATTGGCTTGCAAAAAATACTATTGAAAAAACAGTAAAAGAAGAAATTGAAAAGTATATCAATGAAAACAGAGAGGAATTTGCAAAAGAAATCAGAAAACAGTTGCAGAGTACAAATTTTAAAGAAAGCATTGCAGCATCATTTTTGAAATCGCTTTCTGATATTGCAGAATCCTCTTGGAATATGCCAATAAATGTTTCCTTCGAGCAACCGGAAGACTAATTTTTGGAGGTATCAGAATGAATTATATCAAAGCAAAATTTCCAAACAGCACCAGAAGCTATACATACCGCACCGAGGATTCTGTAAAAGCTGGTGACACGGTTGTAAATGCCAATGGTGCAAAGCTAACAGTTACAGATGAAACCGTGGATATGAAGTGGGTGGAAACCTACGGCGCTGATAAGGTGGAGATTGTGAAGAAATGTGAGGAAAGCGAGGAAAAGCAGTGAAACTTTATTTTTATGGACTTAATTCGGACGGAATCTCCGTCACAGAAGTGGAAGTGATTGAAAAACCAAAGACATATTATCCAGTTGATAAGAAAAGAGGTTTTCCAAATTGCATGAGCTTTGTTAGAAAAGAGGACGAAGGGAAAATTACTGGCTATTATGAAAGTATTTTCCTTACAAAGCCGAATTTCGATTATGCAAAGGAAAAGTTTAGAGAAGCCGCAGAAAAGGAACTTAAATCAGCAAAAGAAAAGTTTGAAATAGCAGAAAACAAATTAAAAATCATCATGGAAAGCGAGGAAAAATAGTTATGGCAGAAACAAAAAAACAGGAAGTAGCAGTAGCAGAGGAAAAGAAAGAGGTTGCGCACAGCAACAAAGTTACAGATTACAGTCTTGGAATTTTCGGAACATCAGATAATTTCATCATGGCAATGCAGATGGCAAAGGCACTGGCAAGTTCAACAATCGTTCCGCAGACATTCCAGAAGAACGAGGCGAACTGTCTGATTGCCATTGAACAGGCACAGCGGTTAAGAGTTAGTCCACTTATGGTCATGCAGAATCTGTATGTTATTCAGGGCAGACCGAGTTGGAGCAGTAAATTTCTGATTGCCGCAATCAATAACTCCGAAAAATTTGATATGGAATTGCAGTTTGACGAAGCAAAGGACAAGAACGGCAAGCCATTCTCATGCACGGCTTGGACTATGAAAAATGGTCGCAGGGTTGAGGGCATGGAAGTAAATATGGATATGGCAAAAGATGAGGGTTGGCTTGGCAAGAACGGTAGTAAGTGGAAAACCATGCCACAGTTAATGCTTCGATACAGAGCCGCTTCATTTTTTTCTAGTCTGAATTGTCCGGAATTAACAATGGGACTGTATACGAAAGAAGAGATGCAGGACAACGATTTCAAGGAGTATCCTATGGAAGATTTGCAGGAACAGGTTAAGCATGAAGTATCCGAAAACGCAAATACAGAGGATTTTCCTGTTGAGCCGGAGGTTGCCGAAACTGTGGAAGAGCCAAAGATGGCAGATAAACCGGAAAAGGTAGAGACGGAAGTTGTTGAGAATGACAATGATTTGCCGGACTTCATGAAGTAGGAGGATAGAATGAACTTTCCAAAATCTGAATTGAGTAAGCAGGATGCATTGCACCTATGGATTACTTGCCGTTCGGAGTATGCCAAAGAGCAAATGTTCCTTACAAATTACGGAATTGTCTTTTTTGTTATGCAACGTTTAGGTATTCCAGCGTTTGATGAAGATATGTTTCAGATTGGTTCCATTGGACTTCTAAAGGCTATTGACACCTTTGATGCTTCAAAAGGATGTTTTTCTACATATGCTTTTCGACTTGTGAGAAATGAACTGCTTATGGAATTCCGGAAAAGTAAAAAATCAGTAAATGCAGCATTTTCATTAGATGATAATGTGGATATAGGAAATGGCGAAAGCGTTTCTTATGCTGAAATGATAGCAGATCGTAAGGATTATGAAGAAAATACAGTTAATTCCATGCTTGCTCAACAGATTTTTGAGGAATTGAGTCCGAGAGAACAACGTATTTTTATTATGTTTTTTGTGGAAGGGAAAACACAAAGCGAAATATCCAAAGCACTTGGAATTACACAATCCTATATTTCAAGGATTATTAAAGGAATAGGAAAAATAAAAAAGAAAGGAAGAAAAGCCAAATGAGAGTTATTAGCCAGGACGGCACGATTGATATGCCGTATGAACAGGTAATAATTACAAGACATGATAAAAGCATTTACTTAATGGAACATCTTACTGAGGACGTTGAAATTGCTAAATATTCCACGGAAGAAAAAGCAAAAGAAGCCATGGAAGAATTAAGAATGGCTTATATGTGCCATAATCTTGTAAAGATGGGGCAGACACCGCCAGATGGAATTGACGAAAAACTTACTATGGGTTTGAGTGGAGTATTTGAGTTTCCGGCGGATGAAGGATTGGAGTAGCATATGGAAGTTATATCATTTTTAGAATCCGTACAGAAAGGAATGGAAGATAACATTTACAACTTTTGCAGAGATGGGAAATGTAGCCAATGCGGTAACTGCTGTTCCAATCTTTTACCAATGAGCAGAAAGGAAGTAGATGCAATTCACAGATATATCCGTAAGAACCATATCAAAGAGTGTAGGCACCTGCTTCCTACTGTGAATCGACCATATGATATGACATGCCCTTTTCTTGATACGGACAAGAGTTGTGAGAAATGCAGAATCTATCCGGTTCGACCAGAAATTTGCAAGCAATTTATCTGTGACAATGAGCAGAGGGAAAAGCATAATCGGGCATTGTTGGGACAGACAAGACAGATTATTGATGTGAGGAGTGAGTTTTATCACAGAAATGGAAAATAGGCAGAAAGAAAAAATTACAAAAAGCCGAGAACGCGTCAAAAAGTTTGGAGAAGTTTATACGCCGGGCTGGATGGTACAAAAGATGTGCAATATGTTGGAAGATGAAAATGGTGGTGCAGAGTGTTGGAGAGGAACAGTGTTGGAGCCTGCGTGTGGTACTGGAAATTTCCTTGTGGAAATCTTGAAACGGAAACTGTCAATAGGAATGACTGAAACGGAAGCTGCAGAGACATTATTCGGCATTGATATTCTGGCAGACAACATAGAAGAGAGCATACAGAGACTTACGGATCTTGCACCGACAGCAGAAAGTATATTCAGAAAGAACATTGTTCAGGGCAACTTTTTAAAACCGGAAGGAATATGGTTTTTGGAGGATGCCGAATGAGAGAAAAAGCGGAAGACCCTTATGTATCTCTTGGTATATGCTCCAGATGTCACAAAGGCATATTGGGAACGCAGTACAAAATGTGCGCTGAGTGCCGGGAGAAGAAAGCGAAGGTAGAAGCTAAGAGACTTGCAAGGGAAACACCGGAACAGGCAGAAGCACGGAAAGAAAGAGTCCGTACCAGATATTACATGAATAAGTCCAGTGGAATATGCGTGAAGTGTGGAAAACGTAATGCAGTATGCGGAACTGTTTTATGCAACAGGTGTTTGGCAAAGAGGCGTTCGTGCGAGAAGTCCACAAGCCAAAGGGAGTACCGGGAGGATAAAGGATTGTGCATAATCTGTGGTAGACCGGCGGTATCTGGAAGAAAGCATTGTGAGGAACATTTAAAGATGCTACGGAAAACAGTTGCAAATGCGGCAAGCCATATAGACTACACGAAACATCCTTGGATAATCGATAATAAACACATATTTGAAAATTGAGGTGAAAGAGGTATGAAACTTAAAACATTAGGTTCTGGTTCATCCGGTAATTGCTACATGCTGGAGAATGACAAGGAAGCTTTGATAATCGAAGCCGGGTTGCCTTTTATGGAAGTCAAGAAAGCACTGGATTTCAATGTGATGAAAATTAAGGCTGTGATTACTACCCATTTCCATATTGACCATAGTCTTTATAGCTTACAATATGTGCAAGCTGGCATTCCTGTTTTTGAACCATGCAGACCGCCGATAAAATATTCTGAAATGCGTTTTAGAAAAGGAAATTTTGACATAAGGGCATTTGAAAACCGTGATAAATCTGGAAAATGGCTACATAACAACGGAGACGGTTCAGAGTGCCCGTGCGTTGGGTTTTACATTACGCATCCAGAGATGGGAAGCCTTGTGTATGCAACAGACACGGAATACGTCAGATGGAGATTTAATGGTGTTAATCACATCATGGTGGAAGCCAACTATGATATGCAGTTTGTGAACCGAGAAGAGCCAAATTACGAACACAGATTAAGAGGTCATATGAGCTTACCAACGGCACTTGACTTTATTTCTACTAACGATAATCCGGCATTGCGAAATGTCGTTCTAATACACTTATCAGATAAAAGCGGAGATCCCGCACTATTCAAACAAAGGACAGAAGAAACAGTTAAATATGGAGCAAATGTTTATATTGCAGAAAAAGGATTAGAGGTTGATATGAACCTTTGCCCGTTTTGATAGGTTGAAACACCAATGTGAAAGCATAAAAGAAACCAGTTTATGCGGTATCTGACTTTGGTATGGAATTTAATATATCACAAAACTAAATTGAAAGCCATGAGATACCTTTGGCGGTTGCTAAAAGTGACCGCCAGAAAGGAGAATACGTGTTAATAATTGAGGATAAAGGACAGAAAGAGGGCTTACATATCCTTAAGAATAGATATTTTAAAAGCCACGATATGGAAGTCTTGCGTGCACCATTGCCGGTTGGAGATTACATAATTGCCACAGACAAGGTAGCGGATGTTATCCGTAGAAAATCAGCTAGAAAAATGGAACTTAAAAAGATGGATTTTCTTGGCACATATGATGTTTCCGTTGACACGAAAAAAGACATGCAGGAAATTGCTGGGAACATCTGTGGAAGAGCACATCCGAGATTCCGTGACGAGTGTATTTTGGCGCAGAACAACGGAATTAAGTTATATGTGCTTATTGAAAATACAGACAAGGTGTATTCCGTCAATGATGTATCTACATGGCATAATCCTCGAGTGGACCGGTATAACAATATTGCATATATGCACACGCTTGGAAAATTGCTGAATGTACCGCTACCGAAAACAAAGCCGACATCTGGCAAGGTATTGGCAAAAGCTATGTTGACAATGCAACTTAAGTATGGCGTTGAGTTCGTATTTTGTCGCCCGGAAGATGCTGGGGCAAAGGTTATTGAATTGCTTGGAGGTAGTGAAAATGGCGGAGAATAAGCGGTATTACTGGCTTAAACTGATGGATGATTTCTTTGATAGCAAACGAATCAAAAAACTCCGAAAGATGGCTGGTGGCGATACATATACGATCATCTATCTTAAGATGCAGTTGTTGTCGTTGAAAAAAGGTGGCTATCTGGAATATTCCGGATTGGAAGATGAATTTTACAAAGAGATCGCCCTTGATATTGACGAGGACGAAATCAATGTTCAAGTAACGATTCAGTATCTTCTTTCCTGCGGATTGCTTGAAACATCAGATTCCATTGAGTACAAGTTGCCTTTTGTGCAAGATAACTTAGGAAGCGAGACGGCAAGCACTCGTAGAAGTCGTAAATCTAGGGAAAATGCACAAAAAGCGTTGCAATGCAACAGTGGAGCAACGGAGTGCAACATTTTGCAACAAAATTGCAATGTAGAGATAGATATAGAGAAAGATATAGATACAGATATAGAGATAGAGAAAGAAAATACAAAAGAAAGCGTGCCTGCATCTGATTTGGACTTTGACGCGGAATGGGGATGGGAATACACGATCAATGCATATCCAAAGAAAACGTCGTTAACGTCTGCCAAGGTAGCATGGATGGACAAGCTTTTAGAAGTTATCGAACCGAACAGAAAAGCCGTTGCAAAGCTGATATATGAGGCTACAGTGGCATATGTTACTGACTATATAGAGAAGAATCCAGATGATACAAATTATCGTTATATTCCGAAATATGGTGATTGGCTGAAAGAGGATTGCGATTACTGGATTCGTCAAGTTGAGAAACGAAAGCGAGGTGAGAGCAGTTGACGGAAGCAGAAATTGGAGTGATCGGATGTGTATTGATTGACAATGATTCCATGTACAAGGTTTATAACAAATTAAAGCCGGAAATGTTTAGTACGGAATTTTGCCAAGATGCTTTTGCTGAAATGCTTGCCATGTATGATCGCGGAGAAAATATTAATGTCGTTTCACTGTCTCAGACACTTGAAAACCACAAATGGGAGCCGGAAATAATTGCAAGCGAATTGAAAGAATGCATATCTGTTACCCCAGTCTCAACGGCAATAAAAAGTTATGCGGATGCAGTCATTAAGGATTGGCGGGCAAGGGAAACGAAAAGCCTTTTCCAGAGAGTGAGCCTTAGACCGTGTGATATTGACAATTCTATAGCTGAAGTTCTCACGAAACTCGAAGAAATCCAAGAAAACAAAACCGTTCACTCAAAAACTATGAAGCAGATTGTTGCAGAAAATAGAGGGAATTATTTCAATGAGCATGTAGGCGAGGGATTGATAAAAACTGGATTTTATCGAACGGATGATTGCTTTGGTGGCTTGGAAGGCGGAGACGTTACTGTAATAGGTGCGAGACCGGGTGTTGGAAAGTCTGCAATCGTTACGCAAATGATCGGGCAGATGGCAGAAAAGGATTACAACATTGGCTACTATAACCTTGAAATGAACGAATCACAGGTGTATGAGCGTTTCGTTTCTCGAATGTCTGAAATCGGTCTAACAAGGGTTCGCCGGGCAAAGGCTTTTCTTGGTGGGGAGAAAGAAGCATTCGACAAGGCGAATGAAACACTTTCCGGGTATAGCATCACTATTTCAACCGGCGCGAAGTCGGTAAGTGAAATCCGGGCAGAATGCAGGCACCAAAGATATGATGTGATCGTGATTGACTACTTGCAGTTAATCAAGGCTGATCGAAGATTCGGTAACCGTGCATCCGAGGTCGGAGATATTTCAAAAGCTATCAAAGCCTTGGCTATGGAACTGCATGTGCCAATTATCGTACTGTCTCAGCTTAATCGAATATCAGAGATGAGAGAAACAAAAGAGCCAACCATGGCAGAATTGAGAGAATCCGGAGACGTTGAGCAGGATGCATCAAACATTATCTTGTTATGGAATCTTGATGAGGATGGTCAATATAAGGGATGGAAAATTGAAAAGCAAAGGCAGGGAACACATTTAAAAGAAGTTCTCCAATTTGACGGTGATCACATGAGATTCATCGAGCGAACCGAAACCATTGAACAGATTCAAGCACGGATGCGACAGAAAGAAGGTTTCCGAGAAGTATGTGGCGGCACACCATTTGATTAAAAGGTGAATGATTATGGCAAGTAAGAAATTTGAAAAAGGTTCCGAAGAATGGCAGTTTTTTAATGACTATTATAAATTCCGGCAGCAGTTTTATGAAGCTGATAACGAATATGAGTGGTTCCAAGGAATGATGGAAGCAGGGGAAATGCTAATTAAAAAATATGCACGGACAAATATATCAAAATATGTTCAAAGTCTTGTATTTAGCCATTTTGAGGATGTAGAGAGGAGATGGAAGAGCAAATGAGTAATGCACTGGCAAGAAAGAAAAAGCGGATGCAGCCACTTGGATATTCCAAGAGTGAACTGATCGGAATACAGAGACACGCCAAGGCACAAAGCAATGCGGATTATCTGATAGAGGAATCCTATTATAACGTCCGTATGATGGCATATCAGGCACTGCATGATAAGTTCGGATTCGGACACAAAAGAATCATAAAGGTTGAGCAGACCATTGATGCATATGTGGAAAATGCAAAGGATGGAACGACAGGCGAGGAACTTGGTTTTTATCTGAAAGATAAATGCAAGATTGACGTGCGAAAGGAAACAAATAAGATTCCGTATCGTGAGAGCTTTTATCTGGTAGAGAGAAAGATTGCACCGAACTGCATGATACAGGCAAATAAGTTTTTACTGGCACAGGTATTTAATTATTTTGCTATGTTGGGTGTCTGCCTTAAAACACAGTTTAAATTTTCGGGAAATCAGATCAGACAGGTTTATGAGAGAATCAGATATTTGATTAACTGCCTTGCTACTGGATATGAAACTATGACGGGGATCGCAAGTGTTTTGGAATGGGAATGTAAGTACATTGACAAGCGTTTTATCGGAAAGACGTATGAAATATAGGAGGAATGGTTGATGGACAAGTTAACTGTGGAACTGCAGAATGGATATTTTGTGGAGATTGATCCTCTGAATCACACCCTGAGACAGAGATATGCCGGACAGGATAAGGACGGCAACGAAAAGAGAGTGTTCGAACAATCGGATATTTTGGAGACATGAAACAGTGCGTCAAGGCTTTGTTAGAGCGTTATACGATGGAGTTATCTGAAAAAGCGCAGATTTCCTTTAGATGATGCAGAGTTTGACGAGGAAGTATTAGACAATTTAACGATAGACCCGTTTTCAGATGTTCGAGGTCTGATTGCCTTGTTCTACCGTAATATGTGGTCAATGGCAGATTTGAGAGAAAAGCTGAAACGTTATGAGGATACCGAGGAGCAGGGATTACTTCTGCGGTTGCCGTGTGGAATTGGCTCAGATGTATATTTAATTCCTAGCAAAGTCAATTATGAATTAAATATTTTAAGTCTGCACCCGGAGAACAATAAAATTTATCATCAGAAAGTAGCCTTTATTACTTTTACAGAAAAAGGATGGTACATGGAGTGTGACAAAGATCGGGAATATGGTACAGACCGAATCCTGTCAGAAAAAATGTACAAGGAAACCTGGTTTTTATCACAAGAGGAAGCAGAAGCCAAGTTGAAAGAAATGGAGGAAAAGGATGGAAGATAGATATTTATGCAAAGCAAAACGAACTGATAACGACGAATGGGTTATTGGCGGTTTGGTACGATATGGATTTACCGGAAGAGAAAAATACTATATCGTCCCTAGTTACGCATCAGATTTATATGCTCTGAAAATTGATCCATCCACAATTTGTTGGTGCACCGGATTTAAGGATAAGAACGGAAAGCTGATTTTTGAGAATGATATTCTTTCAGGGCATATCGACGTTGAGTTTCCAGAAGATGAGACGAGAAAGCGTGTCGTGTGGCATGAAAACGGATGGTGTACGAATGAGCCGGGCTGTGATGACTACGAGGAACTGGATGATTTTGATTCAGAGAATTTTGAAGTGATCGGCAACATGATTGATAATCCGGAACTGTTGGAGGTGTAAACATGACGGAGAATGAAGCAATTGAAGAATTAAAATATGATTGTAACGAACTTGGAAAAGCGATTCCGTGTGATACATCATGGGGGAAATCTTTTGAAAATGCTTATGCAATGGCAATAAACGCACTGGAAGAGGTACAGAAATACCGGAAAATCGAAAAAGACTTAAAAGAACGTTATCATGCCAACGTAGATATTCCGCTTTTGATGCACCACTTTATCGAAACGGTGTTTGAAGGGGAGAAGCATGAGGGATTTTGCCTTTTAACAAACGAGGATGCTAAGGTGTGGGAAGAATATAAGGCGATCGGCACACCGGAAGAATGCCGGGCGGCGGTGGAGAAGCAGACAGCGAAGAAAGTGAAATCAATATCCCAGATAAAAGACGGAGACAGCTATGTCGGTCTTATAGGGAGATGTCCTTGCTGTGGAGACATATTGGAAGAGGATACCGTATATTGTGATTGTGGTCAGAAATTAGATTGGGGGGATGAAGAATGAACGAAAAATTGAAGCCATGTCCGTTCTGCGGTGGAAACGCAATGTTCTTAACCATTACAAATAAGTCATCACATTCATCTGTTGGGGTAATGTTCAAAATCAAATGTATGAAATGCAGAATAGAATTTCCAAAAAGCTATGAATGTGAGATGTACATGGATCAGGACGGAGGCATCAGAACAGGGAAAGACGAGCGAACGAAAGCAACTACAGATTGGAACAGGAGGGCAAACGATGAGATTGATTGATGCGGACGAATTGTATGAGGATTTAGCAAATAATTTAAGTTCCATCATGGGGGATGGATCAGACGGAGAAGCAATAGATACATACGTTACCATAGGTGATATCATACATGATACTTTTAATGCGCAGCCGACCGCCTATGACCAGGACAAGATTGTGGAGCAGTTGGAGAATGAGAGAAAGTTTTGGGAGAATGCATACAACAGGAATTTGGGAAAAGAGAAAGCAAGAAGTTATGAGCATGCAATCGAGATTGTGAAAGGTGGTGGTGCAGATGGCAATTAAACCGATTTTATTTAATACAGAAATGGTTCGGGCAATTCTGGACGGACGGAAGACCTGCACAAGGCGAATTTGCAAAGATGCCAATGAGTGTACTGTGCCGGATATGGAATTTTACAATGCCGACAAGAGAACTTATGCAGTACATAACTTTGCTGATAAGGAGCAGATGGAACAGTTAAGTACGGCGGAGAGAACCTGTCCTATCTGTACGGGCGATATCCTGTATGTTCGTGAAACATGGAAAGAGGCACCGAAAGGATACTATTACTACGAAGATTGGCAGAAAGATGATATTGCCGATGTTACAAAGTGGAAACCATCCATCCACATGCCGAAAGAAGCCGCACGTATCTGGCTTAAGGTTACGAATGTGAGGGTGGAGCGGTTGCAAGAGATCACGGAAGTGCAAGCACAAGCTGAAGGATGCAATAGCGGATTGCTTACCGGGGCGTGTACCGCAAGAGGACAATTTGAAGACTTGTGGAACTCCACCGTCAAGAAATCTGACCTTGACCGCTACGGTTGGGATGCATCACCGTGGGTGTGGGTTATCGAATTTGAGCGGTGCGAGAAACTGGAAATTGAAAGTTAATCACATGACAGAAAGGAAAATAATTATGGAAGAATTAGCAAAAGTAATAAGCAAATTTGAAAGCATTGAGTTGTTAGTTGCAGAAATTCGTGCAGGAGAAAACGTTGAAACGGTGGAGGAACTGACAGAATATTTGGAATCCGAATTGAGCTACGCTGCTGAATAGCAAAATAAGGGGGAATGAAGATGTCTAAAGCAGTATTGGTTATGGATATGCCGGAACAGGTGTGCCAGAAATGCACATTGTGCTATGAGACAGAGAATGATGACGAATATCTGTGCTGTGCGACAGGAAAACTTGTGCCAGACGGAAAAAAGCCGGATTGGTGTCCCCTCCGGGAGTTGCCAGAGAAGATACCAGAGTTGAAATCTGGTTATGAAGATCTCAGCACATCAATACGTCGGGTAGGTTGGAATGCCTGCTTAGATGAGATTTTAAACTAAATCGAAAGGAGTGAGAGGTTTGCCGTTAGATTGAATGGTTTAAAAGCAATAAAACGATGAATTTGTTGCATAAAACGCAACATAAACAAATTCAAAGTGCTCTATTGTAAATATGTGCACGGAATATCAGAAAGGAGCCGAACCTGCGGCCGCGGTAACGATATATCGGGTTCCTTTTGGGAAAATGAATTATAAAGAGTTTTTAGCAAATAAAAGATTCGTATTAGAGAGTAGTGGATTTGATATTGATAAGGCAGAATTGAATCCGATGTTATACGAGTTTCAGAAAGATGTTGTTCGGTGGGCATTGAAAAAAGGAAAAGCATGTATATTTGCCGATTGTGGACTTGGAAAAACACCGATGCAGTTATCATGGGCATATCAGGTACATAAGCATACTGGCGGGAAAATACTGATTCTTGCACCATTGGCAGTAGCAGAGCAGACACGGCGCGAAGCCGAGAAGTTTGGATATGATGCAAAGGTGGTAGAGGAACAGGAAGAATGTATTGACGGGATCAATATTACGAACTATGAGAAACTGGATAGATTCGTAGCAAATGAATTCGATGGAGTTGTACTTGATGAAAGCAGTATTTTGAAGTCATATTCAGGAAAAGTTAGAACATCAATTATTCAGAACTTTCATGATGTGCCATACAAACTGGCGTGTACAGCAACACCAGCACCGAATGATTACATGGAACTTGGCAATCATAGCGAGTTTTGCGGAGTAATGACGAGAGCTGAAATGTTATCTATGTTCTTTGTGCATGATGGCGGTCAGACTTCCAAGTGGAGATTAAAGGGACATGCAGTAGATGTGTTCTGGCAGTGGCTTGCAACATTCAGTGTATTTATCGACAATCCAGTAAATATCGGCTATAAGGTGTCTGGATATGATTTGCCACAGCTTAATATACAAGAGATCATCGTTGATGGAGACGAACCAATAAAAGAAACATTAACACTTACAGAGCGGCGACAGGCGAGAAAAGGTAGCCTTGCACTTAGATGTGAAAAGGCTGCGAAAATTGCAAATAATTCAGATGAACAATGGCTTATATGGTGCGATCTGAATGATGAGAGCGCAAAGTTACATGAGTTGATAGTAAATTCTGTTGAGGTAAAAGGGTCTGATAAACCTGATCACAAGAGCAGTTCAATGATCGGATTTTCAGAATGCAAGATTAAATGCCTTGTAACAAAACCGTCTATTGCAGGATTTGGTATGAATTGGCAGAATTGTCACAATATGATTTTTACCGGCCTGTCAGATAGTTATGAGCAGTTTTATCAAGCGGTACGTCGATGTTATCGGTTCGGACAGAAAAAGCCGGTAAATGTATATATTATCATTTCCGCAAAAGAGGGATGCGTAAAAGAAAATATAGAGCGAAAACAGGCTGATTTCCTTAAGATGCAGCATGAAATGACAGAGCTTACAAAGGAAATCACAAAAAAAGAACTAAAAAGTACATGTCGGATCAGTACACCTTATGATCCGGAAATTGAGATGAAATTACCAGAATGGGAGGAATTTGAGAAATGAATGTATTAGAGCAGATCATTGAAAACAGATATGCAATTTACAATGGAGATTCATGCGAGATCGTGAAAGCTATTCCAGATAATAGCATCCATTACACTATATTTTCTCCGCCATTTGCAAGCCTGTATACATATTCAAACAGTGACAGAGATATGGGAAACAGTAAAGGAGATGATGAATTTTATGATCATTTTATCTTTCTTGCAAAAGAGCTGTACCGTGTGACCATGCCGGGGAGATTATTAAGTTTTCATTGCATGGATCTGCCACTTATGAAAGAGCGGGATGGAGTGATCGGTTTGAAAGATTTCCCGGCAATTATTAGAAAAATTTTTGAAGATTGCGGATTTATTTATCATAGTAAAGTCACAATTTGGAAAAATCCGGTTACTGAAATGCAGAGAACCAAAGCACTGGGGTTGTTACATAAACAAATCAGAAAAGACAGTACTATGAATCGCCAGGGAATTCCAGATTATATTGTTACAATGCGTAAGCCGGGAGAAAACCCAGAACGTGTATCACATACACATGAGACGTTCCCAGTTGATGTATGGCAGAATTATGCAAGTCCAGTGTGGATGGATATCCGGCAGAGTGATACATTGCAGAAAAAATCCGCGAGAGAAGACAAAGACGAGAGACATATTTGCCCGTTGCAGCTCGAAGTAATTCAGAGATGTATTGAGTTGTGGACGAATCCCAATGACATTGTATTAGATCCATTTGCAGGGATTGGATCAGTACCATACACTGCCGTAAAGATGGGACGTAGAGGTATTGGTGTCGAATTAAAAGAAAGCTATTATAAACAGGCTGTAAATAACTTAGAGATAGCTGTGAAAGGGGATGTTATGGAATGTCCGGTTGGTCAAATGAGTATCGAGGATTTTTTAACGGCGAACCCTGCATAAGTCAGATGGAGATCACAGACTTTCCGGAGGCGCTGCCATGATACAGACAGCAGAAGATAAAGTGAAAGAGTACTGCCAGTGCATCCGCAGAGAAATAGAACACTGGAAAGTTATCAATCAGAATGGGTGTAATGATCCGTTCTGGTCGGATGGCTGCAACATGAATCTGACACGGAATCATATCATTTATTATCAGTCAAAGATCCGCGAGGCCTGCACAGAAAATCAGTTGTCATTACCGGAGGAATGTTATTTATCCATACCGCCGGAAGTGGACAATAATTATATGGCAAATCTTAAGCAAAAACCACGGGTGGAGAGATTGCGTCAGTTAGGGAGGATCATGACTGGACGCATTTATCAGTACGACGAGAACCAGATGAGTTTATTTTAGAACCAGATAACAAAACCAAACGATCATCATACCACTTTCCGCAGTAGTATATGCGGCGGGTGGGAGATGATGCGGAAAGAGAGGATCACAGATGGATTGGAATTATGACATGGACAGTTGCCCATTAGATACAAAGGTTTTCTTATTGT